TCTGTGCTCGGGCTCGATTACTATGTCGATCCAAACATGGTTTCAACTTCAATCGATGAGTCAGCATTCATCATCGAGCCACGTTCAATCGAAATTTTCGAATCTCCAGCTTTAACATTGGCAACTAACGTGCCAACAACAGGCGAGATTGAAATTTCACTTTATGGTTATATCGCAGCGCAAGCCGTCTTTGCAGGTGGCCTACGCCGTTTCAACCTAACTTAATAAGTTAGAAACTAAGTCGCTGGGAGTGGGGCGCAGCCCTTGCTCCACTCCCAGTCTTTAGAAAGGATTGCACATGGCATTGACAACTGTTTCAGAACTCCGCACAACGCTTGGAGTCGGTACGTTGTACACAGATGCCGTTTTGCAGGAAGTGTGCGACGCATCAGATGCAGTCCTACTTCCAATGCTATGGGCTCCTAAATGGTTTTCAATAGCACACAGCAACATTGTTGGCGAAGGAACTTTATATTTTGACATTGAAGTATTAGAGATTTTTTATGTAGGTCAAACTGTAACTATTTCCAACTCTGGCACAAAGTTCAATGGATCAAAGACAATCACAGCCGTAGATACTTATTCCATCAGCATGGCAACAACTCACACAACTACAACAAAGAAACACCCTATCGAGCCTTATGGCACAGTAACTGGGGAAACTTACACAGACTGGACAACAGACACAGCTGTGCAAAATGCGGCGTTGATGGTAAGCGTAGAAATCTGGCAGGCTCGCACAACTACTCTTAATGGTGCTAACACAATCGACTTCCAGCCTTCTCCTTATCGCATGTCCGCACAACTCTTAGCAAAGGTGAGAGGGCTTATAGCTCACGCCCTTGATCCGCGTTCGATGGTCGGATAATGCCAGTTGCGCTCACTACTCTTAGAACCACGATTGCAACTGCTTTAGTTGATAACGCGGTGTGGCAAGTCTTTGCTTTCCCACCAGCAACAGTCTTGGCTAACTCAGTAATCGTTGCGCCTTCTGATCCATATTTAGAACCAAATAACAACCAGCACAACACGATTGCACCTACAGCGAACTTTAAGATAATCATTACTGTGCCGCTCTTTGATAATGAAGGCAATCTCAATGGAATTGAAACAGCCTTAGTTGGCGTGTTCAATAAACTTGCAGCATCCGCATTGACCTATAATGTGGGAGCAATAAGCCAGCCAAGCGTTTTGAACGCAGCATCTGGCGACTTGCTTACCTGTGAGATGTCACTATCCGTTCTAACTACTTGGAGCTAAACCATGACCGATATGGAACAATGGGAAAAAGAAAATCAAGCATTCCTGGCTAAAATCGGTCAGGTAAAGCAATCAGCACCAAAGCCACCATCTACTAAGAAAGACGAGGAATAATCCTAATGGCTGTATTTCTAAACAACAATGTAGGCGTTAAGATTAACACAGTTGATCTTAGTGACCATGTAACAGCAGTAACAATCAATCGCACATTCGATGAACTCGAAGTAACAGCGATGGGTGATAACTCACACAAGTTTACAAAGGGCTTGGAAGCATCAACTGTCACAATCGATTTCCTTAATGACACAGCATCAGCAAATGTTCTCGCAACACTTCAAGCTGCATGGGGAACAACTGTTACTTGCGTATTCCTACAGACAAAGGGAACAGCAGTATCTGCTACAAACCCACTTTACACAGTTTCCTTGTTAGTCAATAACACAACAGACATCAATGGTGCTGTTGGCGATATTGGTACACAATCAATTACATTTACTGCTAACTCAACAGTTGCAGTAGCCACAACAGGCACTTTCTAAACAACTAAACAAAGGGGCAAAGCATGGCAAAGTTAAAAGTAACAAGGGCAGATGGATCAGTTGGCGAATACCCAATTACTCCATTGGTGCAATATGGTTTTGAGATTTACGCTAAGAAGGGCTTTCACAAAGCGTTCATCGAAGACCAGAAGCAGAGCGACATCTTCTGGCTAGCCTGGGAATGTATCCGCCGTTCGGGTGAAACTGTTAAGCCATTCGGAGAGCAATTCATTGAAACCTTGACAACAGTCGAGGTCTTAGATGATGACCCTTTGGCTTAGGGCGCGACTCGATCACCTATCTGATTGCTAAATTAAGTGTCAGACTCGGGATCGCGCCACAACAATTATTAGATTTAGATGAAGTGATGCTAAGGAACTTGATAAAGGTTCTACAGGATGAAGCAAAGGAGATAAAAGATGCAAGCCGTAGAACTAAGAGGTAACTCTGATCTACGAAAAGCATTACGCCAGTTTGCTCCTGATTTAGATAAAGAATTAAAAGAAGAACTGCGCAAAGCCCTTTCTCCAGTTGTAAGAAGAGCTAGAGGTTATGTCGAATCTAACCCAATGAGCAATTGGAGCGATAGCAAATCCACAGGTGCTGAGTTTCCTAAATATGATTCAGGGGCAATAAGGCGAGGCATTGGTTTCTCAACTAGTCCAACTAAGATAAATCGCAATGGCTTTTCTGGGATGGCTAAAGTTTTCAATAAGACTGCTGCTGGTGCAATCTATGAACAGGCAGGCGTTAAGAACCCACAGGGTCAGCCCTGGGTCGGCCCTAAAGGCGCTAAAGGACATCGATTCTCACATTCTTCTAATCCGCGAGCAGGCGAGCAGTTCATCAATAACTTGCCGCCAATTACATCAAGCCTTAAAGGTCGCGGTCGTTTAATCTATCGCGCTTGGGCTGAGTCCAAAGGACTTGCAGAGGGCGCAGCAATGAGAGCCATTGACAAAGCAACCACGACTTTTATGGCTAGAAGCAAGACAACCACATTTAGGAAGGCAGCCTAATGGCATTACCAGAGATTGTCATTGGATCGAAACTAGATGCCAAAGGCTTTAAGCAAGCCGAAAGTGCTGTTAGTAAATTAACTAAAAGCGTTCGCAATTTAGCTGCTGCATTCGGTATTGCGCTAGGCGGAAGAGCGTTACTAAATTATAGTAAGCAAGCAGTTAAGGCATTTGCAGCTGATGAAAAGGCTGCACGATCATTAGCTCTAGCCCTAGCCAATACAGGTAATGCTTTTAGAGGCATTGAAGTTGAAAAGTTTATTGGTGATTTACAACGCACAACAGGCGTTCTTGATGACAATCTTCGTCCGGCGTTTAGAACTTTACTTACAGCTACGGGAGATGTCACTAAATCACAAGAAGGCTTAAAACTAGCTTTAGATATTGCAGCTGGAACAGGCAAAGACTTAGGTGCTGTATCTATGGCACTTTCAAAGGCTTATGGCGGTCAGACAACAGCCCTTAGTCGTCTAGGTGCAGGACTTGATAAAGCCACTCTTGCATCTGGTGACATGGATTTAATTACTGGAGAATTAAGCAAAAAGTTTAGCGGCCAAGCATTAACTGCTGCCGAAGGTTATTCAGGGCAAATGGATCGTTTAACAGTCGCATCAAATAACGCTAAAGAAATTATTGGAAAAGACTTGCTTGATTCCTTAAATTTGCTTTCAGGCCCTGGCGGTATTTCAAAATCTACGACACAAATGGAAGATTTAGCCAAAGCAATTGGCGATACTGTCTATGGATTAGCTCTCCTTATTGACAAAGTTAAAAGCATTCCAGGTGCTAGTTTCATCATGTCAGGCTTTGGAGAAATTCTTACAAATCTTCAGCCATTTGCCGGACTTCGTAATTTAGGCAGATCAAGCAAAGCCACACCAGCGCAATCTCCTGGTGAGCGCAAGCAAATTGACAAAATAAATAAAGATGCTCTTAAATTTCAAAAGCAACAAAACGATTTAGCAAAGATTGATATTGCCAACACAACACGCAAGCTTGTCCTTACAGCCGATCAACAGGCCTTAGAAGAACTTAAAAAGAAGTTTGACATAGATCGTATCCAAATCAATGCGGCTCTTAATGAAAATATAGATAAAGAAACTAGATTGCGTCTACAGTCATTACTTGCTATCCATGACAATGATGCAGCTCTTGCAGGAAAGATTAAAGCTGAGATAGAAGCAAGTAAAGCAGTTGGAGATTTTGCTGGTGCAGCTAGAGCAGCAGCAGAACTATTGAGAACATCCTATTCGGCTGGATTATCATCTTTCAAGCAATCAGAGTTTGATTCATTGGCTTCATCAGCCAATGCTGGTATTACTGCTCCAAACACTTCAACTTCATCAATGCCCAGCCCATTAGATTATGGAACATTTGGAGCAGGTACTTTTAGAGCAGCAGAAGCTGCAACAACTAACATTCAGGTCAATGTGGCCGGATCAGTTACAACAGCGCAAGATTTAGTATCAGCAATCACTCAGGGTATCTATAACAATCAAGCTTCTGGCATCCCAATTTCTTACACGACAGCCTTTAGATAATGTCATTACCAGCAACCCTTTCAGTCAAAATAAATCTATCGGGTGGGGCATCATTCGGTAACACACTTATCTTAGGTACTGGAACATTGGGTTTTACTGAACTTGCCGCATCTGTTCCTGTGATTGTTGATGTTTCTAGCAGCACAACTAGTATCTCGACTCGTAGAGGTCGCAACCTGCTTCAAGATCAGTATGAATCTGGTCAAGCAACAATCAGAATCAATGACCCAGATGGTGACTGGAATCCACAAAACACTTCTAGCCCCTACTACGGGCTATTACAGCCACTTAGGAAGATACAAGCATCTGCTATCTATAGCGGCACTACCTATGGCTTATTTGGCGGTTACATCACCGAATATCGCTACACATATCCCACAGGTCAAGAAACAGGATTTGTAACTTTTATCTGTTATGACGCATTTCGCTTAATGTTTAACTCTAATGTCACCACAGTCACAGGTGGCACAGCAGGCCAGACAACTGCACAGCGCGTACAATCTATCTTGACCATGATTGCGTGGCCGCCTGCATTTACCAGCATTGGCACGGGTGCTACAACTTGCGTGGCAGACCCTGGCACAACACGCACAGTCCTAGAGGCAATCCAGACTGCTGAGTTCACAGAGCAGGGTGCGTTCTACATCGATGAGAATGGCGTAGCAACCTTTAAGGGTCGCCAATATGTCTATGATGCACAGGCTGCATCTCCAACAGTATTTAATCAAACTGGCACAGGCATTAACTAT